AACAAACAAAACCCGTCTTTCTGCATTTATTTCGGGCGGATTTTCGATTTGCGGGAGTTTCTCCCTTTCCGGGTACCTTTGTACCCTTTTAAAATCATTTTGGATTGAACGGCGGGAAATTGCCCCGTAATCGGGTGTTCTTTTTTTCGTCCTCATATTTTCAAACTTCTGTATTCGTTTTTAAGCAATTCAATAATCCGGACGTTGCCCGGATATATACGCATTTTCGTTTTATCCCCATTCTCCCAACATGAATGATGTTCAAAACATAGTATATTTATATTTCTTGCATCATGCGCCATTTCGGGAAACGCTCCACGGGTCAATATATGCGAAGAATAAACGGCGGAATAATTCCGTAACGGCTTTAAACATTCCTCGCATCTGTGCGGCTTATGTTCCCAAACCCACCGGAAAAACCGTTGGTTGGCAACGGGAATGTCGCCACGTCCTAAAACGCAATTCCCGAACAATTCCCGTTGTAACTCAACACGCAACCGTATATCTAACCGAAAATTACGAATATCCAATAACGGTTCGTAACCACGTGCAACGCAATATTCATATTCGCAACGCTCGGTCAACAATATTGGCTCCATTACATATTGTCTGTATCGTCCGCCGGGTCTGCCATTTCCGGGAACATATCATTTTCATTTTCGTTGTCTGCATCATTTACGTAAACTAACGGGTTTGGTTCCCCATCAGCCCCGAACAAATCCATTTGCGCCTTTTTGCCCTCAAACAGAAATTCGTAAACCTCGTTTTCAATATCGCAAACAATGTTTTCCAACTCTTCCTCAAAACCGAACGTTTCAACGTTATATTTCATTCGTGGGGTATTGATTGCTGTTTTCTGATTGTTTGATATGGTAAACAATCCGGTTAAAACGACGCCTACGTTATCATCTTGCCCGGACAAAGAAACGCCCCTAACCTCTATATTGTCCAAACATTCTTCCGCAAATGCGGCTGCAATATCTGTTTGTTTCTTTGTTGCTTTAAACTCCGGCGTTGCCATCATGGTTTTAAATGACGTTATGTTGAATACACGTCCCATAATCGGGCGCAAATCATTAAACAAATGACGCAAATCCGGGTGTATGTCTTTTGCACTCAATACATGGTATTTGTTCGTGTAACTCTCATTTCCGACAACTTCCGTTACTTCATAATGTACGTCTAACCCGCCATCTTTCAATAACTTTACTTTCGATAATGAAAACTTTTCCTTTGTAGGAATCGGCATAACATTTTGTTTTTTTTCGCTCATAATTTTTAATCTTTATTGTTTCCCGGTTCCTCCGGGTCGGTTTCTTCTTGGAAATACTCGCACGGTTCATCATCAGCACAACGACCGGACAAACAACATACCGGATAATCCACGCAATCAATGCACATTTTTTTTTCGTTCATAATTTAAAAGTCTGTTTCATTTAACAATTTTGCAACCTTGTTTTCCGGCTCTGCATCCGGTGCAAATATCGGTTTCGGGTCGTGAACTAAAACTTCCCTTTTTACCTTTTTGGTCTTTGCGGGTTCCGGTTCCGGGTTAAACTTCAATTGTTCCGCCGGATATTCTTTTGGTTTCAGTTCTATAATACCATTTTCCACCAAAACCGGAATACAACGTTTGCAGGCTTTCACGTCCTCCAACGCATCATGCGCCGGGAATGTTTCGCCGGGGAAACACTTGTTGTAAAGTTCCTCCAATTTCGGATATTTGCCCGGACGTCCGTCTGCATACAATGCGCCAACAAATTTAATTGTTTTCATCATCGTATCAATTCGTTTGCCCTTAAACAATGCGTCCTCCGCTTTTGCGTCGTAATATTCACGACCCATAATGCGCAATATCATTGCTTTTACAATTGACGTATCAAAGTAAATATTGTGTCCTACCAACAAACGGGCTTTTTCGCAATCCTCCAAAAATTCGCCTATAATATCAGCAAATGGGACGCCCTCGGCGTTTGCTCTCTCTGCTGTAATTCCGTGAACTTCTGTTGACGCTTCCGGTATTTCCCATCCCTCCGGCTTAATAATGTAGGAACGTTCCTTTTCGTTTACCGCCCATGCCAATTGCACAATATTTGGAAATTCCGCAAAATCAACGTCCCATTTTGCGCCCTTTGGGGGCAACCCGGTTGTTTCACAATCGAACGTCAAAACATCTTTCATAATGTCGTTTATCTCATTTCCTTTGCTGTCTTTCAATGTTACTTTTTTCATAATCAAATTTCATTTGGGTCTGCTATATATATATAATATTCTTCACTTGCAAGTTGTTTTAAAAATTCGATATGTTCTATTAATTCCGCATTGCTCAACTCCGATATTTTACGCAACCGGGTTTCATATTTCCCGGTGTTAATATCCGGGGTCTGCTCATACATAACCGGGGACAACTCACGCAAACGGCGTTCCGTCTGCTCCTCTGTCAGACGCTCCCCGGCTTCCCATATACCCGACCGGAACGTTGGTACAACGTAATTGAAATAATAACCTTTCAAAGCCTCTGACGAACCGGGCGACGCTACAATAAAACGGGCGATTATGCGGCTACCTTTGTGCATTGCAAAGAATTGATTTAATTCCCCCATGTACATTTGTAAACCGCCGTTATTATTAATCATTCCCGTTGCTGTTATCTCTCTTTTTTTCATTATCTCCAAACTTTACGTTAAACCTTTCTGAAAGATATTTTTTACAATCAAACTTTTCTCCAAATATATTTTCTTTCATAAACTCATTAAATTCTGCAATAGAATCATAATGCAATGAAAAAAAAAACCATTCATAAACATCATTGAAATATTCATTTATTTTGCTTTTTGGATGTTTATCTAAATATTTTTGTCCGTTATTAATATAGTATTTTATCATATTAGGATATTTCATAAATTCTAATATCCTATTTTTTTTACTTGCTAACGGGCAACACATACAACCTAAACGCCTTTCAGAAATAAAATTACCTTTGTTATCATAATACAATGGGTGTAATTTTATATTCCTTTCTTTCACAAAATCTTCAACATCTTTTTTTGTCCAATTTAATATAGGGAAATATTGCTTTGTTTTTTCTTTTTTGTTGAAAACTCTGCATTGCTCCGGTTCTTTGTAACGTTCTTTTCTTTTATTACTTTCTTCGCTCCTTATGCCTAAAATAGCATAATTAAGTATTTTATACTCTTTAAGATATGCACAACATATTCTTCTGTTTCTTGACGGGAATCCGGTTTTCTGTATTATTTGCCCAAATGAATATTTAGGTTTCATTATTTCAACTCCTCTTTCCCTGCAATGTTTTATTGTACCCGGCGGGTCTATCGTTGTATTTTTGTATATCGCCCTATATTCTACTTTTGCCATTCTTACAAGTTCTAAAATAACGTCAGAATCCTTTCCACCGCTATAACAAACTTCTATTGGCTGCCCTACTTCTTTTGCTTTTGCTGCTGCTGATTGAATCAGTTTAATAGCAAAATCAATCTTTTCTTTCAACGTTTTCATTGTCTTTCTTTTCTTGGTCAACCAATTGTTTCATTGTAATATTAAACGCTTCGCCGCCAACTTCCAATATAAACTTTCTTTCGCTGCTTGAATATCCCTGCAATTTTTTATCCATCGCCGACGCATAAAGAACGGTCATTTGTCCCGGTTCAAAAACTCCTTTTTCCTGCAATCGGTCTATCGGGTGTCGTTTTAATGGGGCGTTTGCGCTTATTCTTGCATTTCTCCGGATGTTTTCCAAATCGGAAATAACCACCTTCAGATTATTATAAAATTCGGGTGTTTTCAAAACGTCCGAAATTGTCATTTCTTTAACTTCCATATTGTTTTGTTTAAGGGACGCCGGGAAACCGACGCCCCGGTTGATTACTCGTTTTCTGTGTATTCCTCAATAATTAAATCCTGCTGTCCCCTTACAACACTTTCAATAAAACCTTGGAATCCCTCTTTTTTTGCCAAATCCAAAATTGCCTGCAATCTCTTTTGTCCCAAACTTTCGCCCCTCGCAATTCTGAATACCTTAACCGTTGGGTTACTTGCAATAATCAGTTTTGCGGCAACCTCCATTATTTGCGAATCTGAAACCTTTCCGGCGACAAATGGGACGTCATTTAATACTAACCCATCATCACTAAACGAAAGCCCGGAAATCGGCAATTTCGCCGACGAAATAAGTTTTTCACGCTCGGCGGATAATTCCTCAATTTCTGAATCCATCTTTTCCGCTTCTGCTTTTTTGTCGTCTGCTTGTTTTTTCTTTGAAAGATAATCGGCAACCTTTGCAGCCTTTTTGTTGTGTTCCTCGGCTTCTTTCAATTGTTTTTCTGTATCGAAATTATTCGGGTTCAAAGCCTCATAATCTGTTAACCATTTTTCGGCACTTGCTATTTTTCCCTCATAATCTTTCTTTTCTTCTTCAACGACCGAAACGGTTTGTTTATACGTCTTTTCGGCTTCTTCCATTGCTTTCTTTGCCGCCTCAATTGCTTTATTGTATGAATCTTTGGCGGCTGCCAAACGTACCGGAATCTCTGCCAATCTCCCCTTTCTTTCTTCCATACGTAAACGCACGCCCTTTGCTTTCTCAACCAACTTTGCGTTTTCCTGCTGTTCTTTCATCAGTTCCGTAATGTCCTTTGGTTTGGCATACGTTTTCAAATCCTGCGTTGTCAATCCCTGCCCGGCTGCATCTGATATTGATTTGTAGGTTTTCAAATCTCGGTTTACTCCGGTACGTTCTGTTTTAAGCCCGGCAACGGTTGTATCAATTTCGGCAATCCTTGTTCTTACTTCTTCCGGCAACAAAGACTTTACAACCTCAATTTGCTTTCTGCGTCCCTCGGCGGTTTCCGACCAACGGGAAAATTCCACGGCGTCAAAATCTGTATAACCGAAAATCTTTTGCAACATTGAAACGTTATCGCTTTTCATTCCGGTTGTCTTTGATTTTATTGATAACGTGCCACGTGGGTTTGCCTTTGTAAACTTCAATTCAACCTCGTATTCCTCGCCGTCGTCTCCGACAATCATTTTTGCAAAACCTTTGCTTTCTCCGTTCTTCAATACGGCGTCACGGTTCCCGGTCAACAAAGCCCCAATTGCTTTTAATACGGTTGATTTTCCCAACTCATTATCTCCGGTAATGAAATAAACGTTACCGTCGAAATCTGCGTTAAACTCTTTAATTACTTGGAAATTTACCAATTCTAATTTCTTAACTATCATTTTTGCCCTCGGTTTGTGCCGGGGTTTCCCCCGGCGGTTAATATTATTTTTTTGTTTCTCTCATTCTTTGGTATATCATTGTTTGCACCTTAACAAATGCGTCCCGGCTTTCTTTCGCTTCCTCAACCGTGCAATCAGCAATGAAATTTTCCAAACGCTTGTATAATTCGTTCAACTCTTTGTCGCTCATTGCGTGCCGGATTGCTCCTACTTCATCAACAAACTTTCCCATCTTTACAAATCCTTTTAAGTTCTTCCAAATCCTTACGTTTCGGTTCTTCTGCGTTCTTGGTCGCATCAATCAAAGGCATATTGTTTGTTGTTGTCGTCCATCTTTTACCCGTTGCCGGGGACGTGTAAGTTACTTTGTAATATCCGTGTCCGGCAATCTCAAAATCAAAATCGTAAATCGTTGTTTTCATAATAAAATGTTTACTTTCCGGGAACCCGCCCGGTCGGTGTTTGTCATACTTTGAAAGATTTTGGCTTTATAGCTTCATTTAATCGGTTACCGAACCATCATTTAACCCTTTGTAGATACCGTTGCTTACTTTCTACTCTTACGAACTTAATCTTTCAACAGTCTTTTTGCATTTTGGTTAGACTGTGGGGTCTTTCGTTGTTTGACACTGCAAATATACGCATAACATTTTAACTGCCAAAATTTTTTCTTTTTATTTCAAAAAAAAAACGAATAAACCCGGAACGTTATACATTCCGGGCATAAATCAAAACAGCCTCATTTGTTTATCTGTTATTTTAGCAACAATTGCATCAACTTCACCTTCTAAACGTTTACACGTTTCCAATATTTCCGGTCTGCGTTTGGCAAAATATCTGCGTTGGTTATGTCGCATTTGTCGAATTAACTCGGCGAACTCTTCCAACGTTATTTTTCCCGGATTTTCGATTTGCGGGGTTTTTTCTTCTTCCATGTATATTTTATCTATTTTGAAATTAAAATCGCTCTACGGGGCTAAAACAAACGTTCGTGCATATTGCTTGGTAAATTCTGACGCACCCAACCGGGGTTGTTGCGCAAAATGTATCGTCCAAAGTGCATTATCAACGTGGCGTCGGCGTTCCACAATGTCGGTTTCAATTCCGGGTACAAATTCCCGGCAATCTCTTTGTATCTGCGTTTTCGCTCGCTCTTTTCCTCCTTTTTCCGGCTTATCTTTGCCCGCAACTTCAATTCGTTTTGCCATTTCATAGGATGCGCCATAACAAACGGAATGTCGCAAACTGAAATGATTGCTTTCAACTGCTCAAAGTTTGCCATCATCTTTTGTATTCGGTACAACTTTCCCATATTGACGCCATCGGCACCCGGCGTTATATCATCCGGGCGCACACTTAGTTTTTCAAGAAAAACAATTGGCGAACATATTGTTTTCAAATGATTCAAATAATCTCTTATGTCGTTTATATCCTCCGGCATTTTTATGGCGGTTATATTGTGGTTTGGTCGCCATGTTACAATACCGCCATTTGCTCCGGGGTCAATTCCTACTATGCAATCAATTTTCATAATTAAAATAGAACTTGCTGTCTTTGAAACTCAATTAATCTTTTCTTTGCTTGTTCATAATAAACCGGGTCTTTTTCAATTATAGTTAAATCAAAGCCCAATTTATGTGCGGCTATTGCATGGCTCATACTTCCGCCGTGCGTGTCCAATATCCTTTGACCGGGTTCTGCAAAATTTTGTAATAGCCATTTATATAATATTATTGGTTTTTGTGTGGGGTGTATCTTTTTTTCTTTGACTGAACTTTTACCTTGTAAATTTCCATAATATCTATAATCAAAACATTTTGCAGGGCAATTAAAATTAGTCCACGCAAACTCACCATCTGAAAAGTTAGGAACCGGATTTTGTTTGTACCAAAATATAAAACATTGGCATGGAGGCAATTTATAATAATTTCCACCCCATATTATACATTTATTAGAAATTCTGAAAAGTTCGTCAAAATAAATATCATTTGGTATATCATTGTCCCAATTATTTTTTTCACGCTTTGACCTTGCAGGTTTTGCAGCGTAATTAATTCCGTATGGCGGGTCAACAATTGCCAAATCAAAAGATTTATCACTTTGGGATTGCATAAACTCCATGCAATCCCCGTTTATTAATGTTATGTTTCCACATTTTTCAATTTTCATCTTTATATCCTCCCGCTTTTGTAAAATAACCTATTACGCCAATTATAAAGCAAACAATAAATAGTTCCATATTTAAAACTTCATGTAGTTATCAACTTGCATTTCCTCGGAAATCATCCGGTCAAATGCTTTTATAATCTCCTTTTTCCGGGCAACCTCAAACGCCGTAAAATCAATTTCCGGGCTTTCGGTTCCTTTTCGGCGAACTTGAAACGCTGTATATTGGTTTATCATTCCACGGGCTACACGCTGCATATACCGGGCAAACGCTTCTTTTCGGTCGTCCTCTTTAACTTGTACATCATCAGCCAACCCGCATTTTTGCAACCATTCATACAAAAACATATCATCAGTTAGCCCCAATATTAATTTCCCGGTGTATTTGTAGCAAAGGAAAATATAACGGTTCCGCCATTGTCTTTGTATCTCAAATCTCCGGATTTGCGCCGGCGAAATTTCATTGTTTTTTTCCGGTATAGCTTTGTATGCTTTATCAATTACATCTGTCTGCTTTTGCTTGTATGCTTTCAGAATCTTTGCAAAGTAATCGGCGTTGAACTGTTGATAATGGTTTTTGTCCGGATTCCCTTGTTTATCTTTCGGCAAATATTCGTCTAACTCTCCGGTCGTCGCCAATTCAAAAGCCATCTTAATATCAGCCAACGTCATATCTGAGTAATAACGTTTCAGAATATCCAACAACCGGGATTGTATATAATTCCAATCATTTTCATTCTGTGGTATTATATAACCAACGTCTATTGCTATACGCTTAAACAGTAACGAAAGATTTTCAACTAATTTTGCATCGTCAATTTCCGCAATTGGTGTTTTTGTTGACGCTGCGAAAACATATTTATCAACTAGGTTTAATGTTTTGGCAACCTCCGGCAATTGCACCATTCTACGGCGTACTTCAATGGCTTTTGTTCCGGGCTTGGTATTATATATTTCTAACGCCGTATTTTCTTTTTTTTCAATTGCTCCCATATCAATCAAAATCATTGTTTAAATACTTCATCATATCCGCAATTTCTTTGCTGCTTTGCTGCTCTGTCTTCACGGAACGTTTCATTTTTTCCCATTTTTCGTATTTTTCGGGGGTTGAATCATATTCTAACGCCGCCCAACCTTTTGAAATGCTTTCTTTTATCAGAATCAGCGCAAATTCTTCCGGGTATTTACTCAAACCATTTAAATTTGCTTGTATCGCTGAAAAACTCTTTTGCGACGTTCTCCATTTCGGTTGACACATCAAAATATAAAAGTTCCGTTTAAATTCATCGCTATCAAATGGGAATACAAGTTTTGCAAAGTAATTATCAACTTTATCAATTACTTGTTTTCTGACGTCCAACAATTCCGGGGTAAACCCATAAACAATACTTGCTTTAACTGTTTTTTCTTCGTTTGAAAAATTGTCTTGTGAAAATCCGTCCGGATTTTCTTTAGATGCTTTAGCATCTTTCTTTATATTATTATTAATATTATTATTATTAATATTATAGTCTTGTAGTCCGTTTTCGGACTGATTAAAGTCCGTTTTCGGACTGTTGTTTAGTCCGTTTTCGGACTGCTGTATATTAATATTATAGTCTTGTAGTCCGTTTTCGGACTGATTAAAGTCCGTTTCGCTTCTGTTCCATGTTTTACATTTTTCTGTAAATCTTAGATACTTTGTTTTCCCAAAAGAACTCAACTCAATAAATCCTCTGTCTGCAAGTTCTTTAATGTTTTTGTAAACTCTTTTAGGGATTGAAAAAAGCAACGGAAAATCATCTACCATTTTTGTTTCTGAATATTGATACCAAACAATGCCATCAACCGTAATTGTATTAGTCCACGTTGGCAATGTCATACACGCTGCAAGCGTTGTTGTTTGAACAATAGTCAGTTTATTCGCAACGGCGAATCTTTGGTCAATCAAAATATTGTAAGTCATAATTAAAAAAGAAAAGCCCCAATTAGAGCCGTTACACATCTAAAAGGGGCTTTGTAGCTAATTAGCAAATATCTTTCAATCGGTAACGGTCGATTGTTTATGCTGCAAAAATAGATGTTTTATTTGAATTATCAAACATTATTGGTTTAATTCTGCGATAAAGCCCTTAATATTTTGCTTTCTTATATGTCCTTTTAATACCCTCCCCTCAGAGAATACTGTATAATAGCCTAATCTATTCCATGAAACTACGTTGTTAGTCCTATTTTCCAGATGTATATAGGTTCCACCCTTAGAATTTAAGTCATACAAAAACCGGAGTAACCTTATAGCTTCCTCCTTATCCCCAAGGTAAACAGTAATATACTTTTGATATATATTACTAGTTTTAAGCATAATGTAATAATGGTCTATACACCCATTCACCTTTGCAGCGCACAATTTTTGGTTCCCAAGGTCTGTTACTTTCAACGTTTCAACCTCTACTACAGTTTGGGCATACACGCTTACACACATTACTGATATCACTAAAAACAAAATAATTTTCTTCATTCTTCTATCAATTTTATTGGCTTAAATGCTTCAGTTACTTTACGCAAATTCCCCTCGCTTTCGTTCGGAACAATGGAAACGACCGGATAACGGGAACGGTCGCCGGGCTTTTGAGAGACGGCAAATTGTACGTTCATATCCCAAACTATACCCTTAACAAATCCCCGTTCCTGCAACATGGCGTCGAACGTGTCTCGGATATTTGGAATTGTTGACGCCGTACCCTTTGTTACGAACTGCCAAACCCCGGCAACCCCACGCACCAACGGAATAATGAAAGTTACGGTTAACGTTACAATCCATCCGTCGCCGCCATTCTTAACAGCCCGGTTTGGGTGCTTTTCCGTAACCCCTGCCATCAAATTAGGATAATCCTTTGTACTGTATTGTGCATATTGTTTTCCGTTCCATACAAAGAACGTTTCCCCATCGCCGTATGCTATGCGTCGCCCGTCGTCGTCCCGGTATTCGTACATTTCGTTACATACCTTTTCCGGGCAATCATCCGGGAAAATTATTTGAATAGTTTGCGGCTTTTCGCCGTATGCTTTGGTAAACAATCCGGCATACTTTCCACTAGCAATAAAATAGTCAACACTTTTTGGATATTCTTTTCCGTTGGTTGCTTTCTCCTTATACCCTACTTTGATAAACCCCACACGTGGTAAAACAACACGTTGTATGCCGGGAGTTGGTCTGTTTATGTTTATACGTCCTTTCATAATCAAATATCAATTTCAGTATTCAACAAATCTTTCTTTGTCACGGGTTCCGGCTTTTTAGGCTGTTTTTCTTCGATTTTAGCCACTTTTTCTTTTTTTGGTGTAATTGTACGTTTTTCGGTTTTCTTTTCCTTGACGGGCTTGTTTTCCGCCGTTTTTGCCGTTTTTCGTGTGGTTCTCTTTACGGTCTTGGTTTTCTTTTCCTCCGGTTCCGGTTGTGGTTCGGGTTCCGGGTCTTTCTTCAAATCCTCAACGGTAACGGCTTTTTCCGGTTCCGGCTTTTTCTTTTCCGCCGGGGCTTTGCTTTTAACAAGTTCCGCCAACGTCAGCGAAACAATATTGTTTGTCAAATCCGGTTCGTTATCCAATGATATTTCCCCGGAAACCGCCGTAAATGTATTATCCCGTTTTTCGTCCTCAATTGCTGCCAACTCCAAAAGATACGGGATTTTCTTTGCGTTCGGGCTGTCTGTTTGGTCTTTCAAATTGTACGTCGGTTTCTTTCGCCAATCTTTCGGGCTGAAATTGAAAACACGGTCAATCGGAATATCCGGGAAATTTTCGTTCCACATCATCGCATATAAATGCAACTGAATTTCCGCTTCTTCGTAAAATCCTTTGCGCCCGCTTTTGAAATCCACAATTGCGTTTATGTATTCTTTTGAACCGGGCTTTGATAACATCGTACACGGCAAATCAATCATTCCGGCGTAATTATGAACGGGGTGTACCAACGCAATTTCCACGGCTAACGGTTTAACGTCATAATCCAAAACAAATTGCGCAAATGCCAATATGTCCTTTTTGAAATCATCAGCGTAATAAATGAAATCGGCTGGCAATTTGTTGTTATCAATATAATCTTTTAATTTGGCTTTCAGTCCGTCCAAATCATAAACCCGGTTAATTATAAGTTCCTCAAATTGGGCGTGCATAAATGTACCATACGCCGCCCGTTCTGCTTTGTATCGTTCCGCCTCGTCAATACCTTTGTCGGCAATCCATTTAATCAGAAATTCCGATTTTGGCATTGTCTGCGATAATATGGTTGTAACTGACGGATAAAATTCCGGGGTTCCGTTGTCGTCAAACTTGTAATAATATCGGTGTCCTTTGCTGTTTAGCTGCCATACTTTATACGGCGGTTCGATTAATGCGCCATCAAAGAACATTGCCGTCATTTCCTCAATGGTCATTCCCGGAACAATTTCAAAAGCCCCGGCGGGTTGTTCTATTTCGACCGCATCCAATCCGGCAACAATCTGTTGTTCCTCGTCTATCTCCGGGAATTTATCGGCGGGCAATTGCCCCATTGATTTTGCCAAATCTCCCATCGCATTTGTTGCGCCTTGCAATGCGCCAACCATTTCTTTTACCGTTTCCGGCTGTTTTTTTTTCGCTCTCATATTATTATTTTTTTTCGTTATATGTCATATATGTTGCAACCCCAAACATTCCGGCAAATAGAAAATGGGCATAATTCCAAAATCCGGCAATAAAGCAAATTGCGCACATTATGCCGAACGACCATGTAAAGAACTTGTTTTGCCATTCGTCAGAAAAAACAACGTCGGTCATTTTCTCTATTCTTTCAACTATCCTTTTCATTTCTTAATCCTCCAATCCAAACAGATAATCGGCGGAACAACCGCACATTTCGCAAATTATTACTACCCATTCCGGAACAATCCTTTTGGTTGTCCCGTTGCAAAGATTTGTCATATTTACCTGCTGTGCGCTTTCGCTTGCGCCCTCAAATAAACGGGCTGCAATATCCTTTTTCAATACCTTTTTTCCGTTCGCCTCGGAACGGGCGATTGCTTCATTTACTCTCAATTTCATATTGTTTTATTTTTATGGTTATTACTCTACATGCCCGCAATGTTTGCAGGTTTTTTCCTCAAATATCGGTTCGTATTCATACGGGGTTAAATACCCATCGCCGCCGCAACATTTATAATCGGCGTCGGTAACTTCCATTTCTCCGCCACATACCGGGCAATCTCCTTTTCCGACCAATACCAAATTCAGAAATGCGTCCAAATGTTCGGAACGTACAACCGATATTCCGGTTGCTTTGATAATGCCGACAACATCAGAAACCGGAACGTCACGTTCGATACTATCAAACAAAGTGCATCCCCAAAATTCCGGGTCGTCTTGTATCATTTCCTTTTGGATTAATTGATTTACAATGATTGTTTCAACTTCTGTTGCTTTCTTTCCGGCTGCTTTCGCCAAAATGTTCAATTCTTTGTCTTTTCTGATATTCATATTATTTCGCACTATCCCCGTGCGTGGGCTTAACTTCAATGCAAAGGTACAAATATTTTTTTTACTACCAAAGATAAATACTTTTATTTCAAATTTATTTTTGCGGGTTGTTTTGCAATTTACGGCAAACAATATATTTTTGTGGTACCGCATCAACCAAATATCGCTCTCGGTTACTGCGTAAAATTCCCCCGGTGCATATTGATTTATGACGCCGGGGGTCTTTTTATTTCTTACTCTGATAATACAACCATTTGTAAATTTCGCCGTAATATCCGGTTTCCAATACTGCTTTTCGTATGGTCTTTGCGTCGTACTCGCCAAATGTTACGTACTCATATATTGACGGGTTTTCATGCAACGCAAATTCAAATGTTATATCAATATATGCGTCGCCGACCTTGTTAAACGCATGGTCAATCGGTATTGGGACGTTTGTTTTTCCCTCACAATAAAGAATCCGTTCCGGGAACGCCTCGCAAAGTAAATGGGAATTTCGATAACATTCTTTCGGCTTTGGCTTAATTACGTGCGTATGTAGTCCAATTCGTAATCCTCCAATACATCAGCCGCCGGAACTATTTTAACGGGCTTTGCGGCGTTTAATAAGTCTTGGAAATACGCTTTTTGTCTTTCGTGCAAAGGTAGTTCCAACATCATTTCAATTTCTTTTATTATTATGCTTTCCATCACGTCAATTTTATTTCCATGATTTATAATTTTGCCGGGGTTATTTCCCCGGCTGTCTTACATTACTAACTTTCCGATTTGCTTTGCTATTTCCAAAACTTCTTTCTTTGTTTTTACTTCATTTGGTATAACCGTACCATTTGCAGATTTTGAAAACGTTTCCCGTGATTGAACCCATACATAAACCGTACCGCCAATGGGATTTTTCTCGGTTGCCCATTTTATTTTACCATATCTTATTTGCCAATACGTACCGCCCCCGAATGGCATATAATGCCCTTTGTCGTCATTCCATGATAAAACAACCCGCTTTGCTTTGAAATAACGTGTTCCGTCTGTATTAGTAAAACAAATGTCGTATGCGCTGTTTTGTTTCCATTTTGAACAAAGTTCTTTGCGCTGTTCCAATAATTTGTTTTTTATCTTAATATCTAAATCATCTAATTTCATATTACTTTGGATTGTGCCGGGGTTTATCCGGCTGTTTATTACTTTTGATTTTTCCAAATTTGATAATCATAATAAGATTCAAAGCACATATATCCTCCGCATACCTTTGTAACCTTTTCCGCCCATGGACATAGTTTCTTTGCTTGGTATCTGCTTTCAGTTTCAACAAATTTTGTTCTCATAATGTTCTAATTTTATTTTTCCCCGGGAACCCGCCCGGTCGGTGCGTTGAACTTTCAACACTGCAAAGGTATATATTTATTTTTAAAGACCAAAAGAATTTCTTTTTATTTTATCAAAGCAAAGCAAAAATATTTTCTTTGGCTGTTTTAAAAATTATTTTCCCGGAATTTTCGATTTAAGCCACTTTTCCGGGCGAAACGTGTAATTTATCCATCCGGCAAAGAAAAGCCCGCTACGGGGCTAAAAATGGGCAAAACGAAAAAAGCCGGGGGAAACCCGGCTAATCATTGAAAACAATCTTTATTTATATGGTCAAATGTAATTCGATACAAAGATAGTTATTTTTCGATTGTTATAACCTCAAACCCGGTAATTTTTGTATGTGGATTTTTTGAAACAATATCAAATTCACGGTTTTTTATCCGTTTTGTTTTCCATAAAAAACCTAACCAACGCTTATATTGCACAGTTTCCGTTATTAAAAGGCTATCCCGTGTTATAATTTTGCCCGAAAACGTATTATTTTTAATACATCCGTCAAAATCAACCCATTTGTCGGAATACTCAATACAACGTAATACAGTCGTAACCGTATCGCCGGGCAAATATACAACACTATCCCGGACGGTTGCCCGCAATTCGTTGATTGTTTCCATTTGGGTTGTTGTAACCCGTTCCAATTCCCGGTTCTTTGTTTGGAGGGTTTTTATTAGTTCCGCATCGCTCGCCCGGTATCTTTCAAACTCCGACAATTTCAGTTCCAAAACTCCAACTTTGGCGGCGTTCAAACTATCCTTTGTTTTGTACGTTTCGACGTCCTGCAACAATGTTTCTGTATTTCCCCGGTATCTGTTCCGTTCGTCCGTCAATTTTTCAATTTTCGTTCGTTGCACCCATATTGTTGCAACGGCGGCAACTACCATCGCAATTGCCGCCCAAATCAAATACTTTTTCATACAATTTTCTTTATTGCTTCAAAATGTACCTTTGCAATCCTTTCTTTTCCGTCGTCGCTCATCATAAAACGGCAATCCTTTTCATTATCAAAAAAGAAATTTTCAGATAATACCGCCGGGCAAACCGTATGTTTCAGAATATAAAATTGGCTTTCTTTGTCCGGGTCGCCGTCGCAATGGTCGAAACGCATTTTCCAACCATCCGGGGCAAACTCCTTTTCTGCCTCATTACAAAGGACGGTTGCAATTTCATCGGCTTTCGTTTTGCCGACGCTTGTATAACATTCCCATCCGGTGCCGCCTCCGGCGTTCCCGTGTATGCTGAACAATACGGCGTTCTGCCCGCAATCGTCATATATCACGTTAGCACGGCGGCAACGTTCCGATAATGATACGTCGTTGTCCTCCGGTACCAAAATTTCAAACTTTATTCCCTCCGCTTTCAACATCGCCGCAATACGGCGTACAATATCACGGTTAAACTCCCATTCAAACAATTGGGAACCGTCCCCCCAAATGGGTGAACGTTTTCCGGGGGTCTGCGAACCATGCCCGTTTTCAAGAATTATTGTTTTTTGATTCATAGAATAAAATGTTTTTATATGGTTTGTTTTTATTTATATATTTTCTTATTGTAACCCTGCTTATACTTGTTTTTTCTTCTGCTATTCTCATGGAACCATATTTTGTTTTTTCATTTGTAATTGTATTATACGCAATTACTCCTATTGATTTATTATGTTTTTCCCCTCTCTTTCCTAACCATGATTTAACCGGATTCCTTTTTAGAACTCTGAAAGAATGAAATTGGTTTTCGCTATGGGTTACATATTCCAAATTATTAATGTTGTTATTTTCTTTATTCCCGTCTTTATGATTTACTTCCAATTTAGAATTACCAACAAATGTTTTCATTACCAATCTATGCAGTAATATTTGTTCATTTTTCCCATTTTTAGATAATGTTACAAAGCAATATCCGTTATTATATTTGCTTATTTTTATAAATCTATCATTATGCAATAAACGTGTATTTCCTCTTACAACTATTTGTCTGCTCAATGATTTAACATGCCCATAATTACTAACTTGATAATACCCATCATATCCGGGAACATCTTTCCAAATCTCATTTTCCATAATTGCCAACTTTTAAGAACTGCCAACAAATAAGAAACGGGGACGGGCTGTTGGCTTGCCCTTTCGGCCGGTTAATTACTCCGCCTATCCCCGTTGCAAATATAATTATTTATTTACTCATTTTCGTTTTCTCCTTTCTTTTTATTGTTTTTGTCGGGGTCGTCCCCAAATTCTTTTTCCAATCTGTCAATTATCGGTTGCAAATGCGACGGAAAAGCCCTTGTAAACTCCAAACGGATAACATGGTAAATAATACGTAATGCCAAATTCCGGGGGTACGCAATAATCAGATTGCGGAACGCATTTTGCAAATACACATACATAAACACGTATGTTAGTGATTTTACCACGATAACCGCCGCATTTTCATCGCCGCAATTTTTCATTATTACAAAAATCGCCTCCACGATAAACAGATACAACAGAAATTCGCACAATGCGTTTTTAAACTTACGGAACGAAAAGTTTTTGCATCGCACAATCGCCACACCGTCCGCCCTCATTCCCGCCCAAATATTGAACGCAAACATTACTACCAACGCATAAACAAAACCCTTTGTCGGGGTTAAATACCCAAATAACGGGCTAACCGTGGAAATGGCGATTATACGCCATTGTTCCCAATTCATAATTCTTTCCATTTTAATAATTTTGATTTACGTAATTATTAAATAATTCTCTTGCTATATATTTAGCCATTTTCCAACTTCCGCTTGTATTTGGGTGCAAACCATCTATTAAATCACGTCCATTTTTTGGGGCTTGTTCTGTTGCCCATTCCGGTTTCCAATAATACCCACCATATTCAAAATCTTGATTTATTCCACAGTTTTCCCCAACATGAATTACGGGCAAAGTAAGATGTTTTGCAACATTTGCTATATGCTGTTGTTTTAATCTTATTTGCGTATTATAATTTTTATTTGGGTTAAAACTTCCTTGTATTGGCGTCAATATATAAATTCTTGCTTTTGGGTACATTTCTTGCAATTTTGAACAAACATACCTCATCGCACCCGTTATTGTTTTTCTCATTTTCTTAAATGTGTCTGAATCATCAAACGTTGGCGTTGTACACGGAACGGGGTCTGTTCCCCCATTTTGTGTAAAGTATGTTTCTATTGTGTCCCATTCCATTTCCTGCGAACTTGGCGTTCCGTCATTTGTTCCTGCTGCAATTATTATAATATCCGGTGCAACATTATATATTTCGGGATTATCAATAATTTTTTGAACTTGGTTACCTAATACATTTTGACTTTGGTCGCCTTGAAATTGCGGATTTCCGTCATAACTTGTTGTATTTGAACGGTCTGCCCATGTAGCCGACGCAACTGCCAAATTGTAATATTTAGACGGTTGCAATATTTGTCTTAGTTTTGGTATGTAGTAACCTTCCGTTGTAATACTATCTCCCAAACTCATAAAGACACAACCGTAAGCATCCGGATATTCATTTATTATTTCATCTACAATAGGTTGTATTTCTTCTTTAGTTATATCAATTGAATAATCTTTTTTATTCTTAACGTCTGCATAATCCGGGAATCTGCTTGTTGAAATAACAATGTCAGTTATACAAAAATCCAAATCACTTTCAAGTGTTACCGCTATTCCAACTGCAAAATACGCATATAATGCGATTGAATATGTTTTGTTTTCAACATCTGTTTTTCTTGCAACAATATGCGCATAATGCCATTTGTTATCTCTTTCTAATGGTATAGTCGTTGCATATAAAAACGCCCAACTTCCATTATCTTTTAAATATTCCATCCAACCGCCATTACATAATGGTGTAAACCCTTTAAAATTTTCACTGCATTTATATCTAAAACTTACTGAAAATTCTTGTGTTGTTTCTTGCCCAACAAATGTTATATTCTTCATTAAAGACGGATAAACATAATTGTTTTCGCTTGTAAATTCTGTTCCACTTGGGAAATGCGCTTTTATACAATATTTTGAATTTTCATCATCAAGAACCTTTTCAACCGTTCCTCCTAACCTCGGATATGTAGAAAATGCAAGTATATTATTTTGATTATAGCCTTTTTCCATATCGCTACCCTCAAATAAATTACTCCATAAGGTTCCGCCTAATGAATCTTCAATTGTTGCGATATTCTGCGTATTTGTTGCGATATCTTCATTCTGCCCAATAACACTTGGTGAAATGTTAGATGTTGAGAATTGAACGGATTTAGTACCAAATCCTACTCCGGTTGCAACAATATATCTATTTTCAATATCTGTTGGGATTGAATCAAACATATAAATTTCAATTTCTACAGTGTCCCAATTTAGAAAAGCAACCCAAAATCCCAAATAAGAACCGTCTGTTCTTGGTGGTATTGCCTTTTCTGAAACATTGTTCATTGATTTAAATCCCTTTTTCCCTATACCCGCATATTTAAATGTCGTTGTAAATGTTTTGTTTGATATATTAATATTCAATAAACCTTCATAGCAATATCCTAATTTAGATATATTTTTAATATTCTGCGTATTTGTTGCAATGTCTTTTGTGTTTTCAACAACATCACTTGCAAAATTAGTTCTAACTTCCATTGTTGGGGTTGTAGTTCCTTTTTCTGCATAATTAAAAACAAACAAATATGTTGCGTCTTGTGGAACTTCAAAAGTAACCCAAACGTCGGGTGTAAATCCTAATACCTTGTAACTTGACTCACTTGTATAATAACCAAATTGAGTGAAATCCCCGGTAACTTTTACAGAAATTTTTTCGCCTCTGTAATCCTCAATGTTTATAAAACGTATTGAATTACCGCCATTTACCGTATATGTTCTTTTTTTTACTAATGAAACTTGTATTCCACTATCTGCTTTTTGCCACGTTCCATTTTTATTGTATAATATTACAACCTCATATTCTACAATTATACCTCCAAAGTTAGAATAGGTTCCGTTTTTGCTTGCAATCCAAAATACGTTTTGGTCGGGCGTTCCCGGATTTGTATCCGGTGTTGCAATACCTGCAAATGTTGCGTTACCTCCTACCGTTGAAATAATAGACAATAAAGCATTTTGCATTATTGCCCCGGTAATTTCTTGGTTTCCGTTTGTTTTGATAACGTCGGAAATCGCTTGTTTTAATTGTTCATAATTTCCCATAATCTAATTAATTTAATTGTTGTCAAAATCATTATTGAAATCGCCGTTGAAATCTCCATTATTACTGATAATATACCCACGTCCTATTTTCTTAACGACGGTATTTGTTTTAAACTCAATTTCCACGCTTGCCAAATCCCCCTGCGTTTGCCATTTCGGGGTAATTAAAAACGTGTCGCAATCGTATTCCCTGCCGTACTTGTCTGTTATATGAATGTAATCAGCCATACGGATAAAACGCATAACGTCGCAAAGGAACTCCGGTGCCAATATCGTACATTTAAACGTTTTGACTGATATTTGTTTTTCCGGGAAAAAATACCCGTCCCGTTCTTCTCCGTCCTCTTCAAATTCATAATCCGGTTTTCCCAACTCTGTACAAAGGTACAACGTATTTTTGAAATCCGGGTTTTTATACACTATTTGCCCGGCGTCAAATATCAAATTTTCAATATCCCACCATTGTATTTTTAAATATCCGGAAACATCTTGTACGACCGTGAACATTTCAGAATACCACGTTTGCACGCCATCCGATAACGTCATATAATATATTCCGTCCAACTGATTTAATGGCATGGGTAATATTGACGGGTACAATATAACATCATAACCCAACGTTTGAAACCGGACAATCTGCAATCCGGTTTCTTTCATATACGTTGTTATGTTTGCAACTTGCTTTCCGGTCTTTTCATACAATACCACTGACGTAACATTGTTTGACCGTGTGTTTCTCATTATCTGAAACGGTAACAATCTATCAGCCGGGGCAAATAACGGGTAAATTGCGCCGTATGCGTAACTTTTTCTGTGGTTCTGTTCATTTATTGACGTGTACCACGGTAAAACACTTATGTTGTTATTCTGTATCATATTTCAACGTTGCTTTAATATTTCGACTACACAAATTTACCGAAAATTTATCAACTTGACCGTTACCGATATATGTTTTAACTAACTGCATCGGGTTTGGGTCTGTGGTTCCTGCCGGGAAATTCAATGTTTGTTTCTTTTTACGTTCCAATCCTCCCAAAGCATAATATTGGGAATTATTTATTTTGAAATTCCGTGCGGGCATATCATAAACCCAATATGTCGGTTGTATATTGATAAACGCTAAATATCCATTTTGCAAAAAATATTCTACGCCATCAACGGTTTGTCTTGTAAACGGCAATTCCAATTGTCCACCTCCGGACGGCATAACCGCCGCAAACAATGCGAATCCATCCAAACTAATTGCACCGGGGTTTAACAACATCAAATCAATATCGGACGTAAAATTGGAAATATTTATTTCTTCTATCTTTCCGGCTGTTACATATTTGGACGTAATTTCTATTGGTAAACCCTCAAATGGTGTTGTTACATCATCCATCCACTCAAATTGATAACGTTCCGGCATTTCTACTTTGTCAAATGAATATTCAGACGTTGCAAAAGCTAATTTTTTGCCGTTCCTAACGTTTTCTAATTGTGTTAAATCATAATCAATAATCGGGTTATATCCATACGAACCGCCATTTCTAAACCAACTTACCTGTTCAATTTTAAATTTTCCGTCCTCAATATACCAATAACATTTGTAAATATCCCGTAACATCGTCATAATCTGTTGTAATGTAATCGGGGCTTTTTGCGCCGGGGTTTTATATTCGCCATTAATGATATTACTTTTCTGACTTATTAGCAACTTAAATGACTTCCCGGAAATAGGATTGTTTGTGTTATAAAGAAATTGGCTGTATTCCGGCGTCGCTTCATGCGTTATTCCGGGCGCAAATTCTTTTAATAGCACATTGATACATGACGACAATGTAAACGCATCACGCAAAGTATATGCTTTTCGGGCTTTTTCCTCTAATATCCAATCCATCAGATAAAACCCAAACCATAACGACGCATAACGCCACGTTGACCGGGCGATTGGATAAAACGTTTGTCCATATATGGAATAAGGCGGCTCAAAATACTTTCCACTGTCGGCTAATCCCCACTCGGTCGGCGTATCTGAAAAATTTTTAGATATAAATGCCACGTCGATTGCGTAACCAATTGCCCGGCGGTAATTTCTATTATTATCTACAATATCATCGGACGGCAACGGGTATGTATCTAAATCGTCTATTTTATCAACATCAACCAAATATCGGGCGTATATATTATAACTTTTCATATCGGCGTGCATCGTACCCGTTGCTCCGGAACCCTCAACGGCGGTTAAATCAAATTCCAACGTATCAAAAGGTTCTTGCGTTATCTTTGTAAACCGGAACATTGCCACATCATCAGAACGGCGGCGTATCTCAACACCTGCTAGCCCAATAGGTAGCCCACCCGCAACTAGTTTTTGTGCAATATGGATATAATAATTTACATTTAATTCCGGGTATAAATCTCCCATAAATTCATCAGGACTTACACCCGTCGACATCCGCCCAACATAAAGCCCGGATATTACCGCCGGGGAACCGTTCGACGTAATTTGTATTTCTTTCAAAATATTACATAGTGCAAAATGATAGGTTTGTATTAATGCGTTTTGGTCAGTCGTGGCGTTTGCGTCTTGTTCCCAATTCGTGCCGCCCAAAAAGCACGAAACAATACTATCTCCGGGAACGTATATTTGTATCAATGGGCGTTTTCTTATTGTAAGAAATTCGATTTGTGGGGCTAACTCAATTAAATTGTATTCCTTTTCCAATCCTGCCAAAACGTCGTTGTATTGGTCTATTGTTTCCGGCTGTACCGTAACCAATTTATCATCATCATTAAACGTACAATCCGTTTTCATAAACTTTGCTTTATAGTATTGATTGTATGTTTGTCCCCAATCATCGCTTTTTTCGATATATAGGAAAAATTCAGAATCAAACGGGGCGTCATTGATAATATCGTAATCAGCACGGACAAAGTTTATTTTACCGGACAATTTAGCCCGGTAAAACCTTTGATTTGTTTCCAACTCATAATCCAACGTTAAATCATCCTTATAATTGGGGCGGACGGTTTGTTTGGTTCCGTCCTCCCCTATCTGCAAAAAGAATCTATATTTTGGTGTCATAGTCTTTTTATTTTACGTTTCAAATTCTTGTAACTTTCAATCGTATTTCCGTCGCCATCCACGTAAACCCGTCGTCGGTTCTGTTCCTTAATTTCCCTTACATCATCCGACAAATTGCGTAAATCCGGGCTTTGTCCGGTAACGTTTAACGTCAAACCGTCGCCGTCTGAATAGGATTTTAAATACTTATGTGCAAACGTACCATTGTTTAGCGAATTGATAACGTCCGGTATTATCTTTCTGAAACGGCGTGAACTTCGTTTATTTATCACGGCGAAAAATTCGCCTCCCTCGGCACGTCGGCGGGTTCCGTCCGGTTTCGTTCCTAAATCAATATCATTTCCGCTTTGGTGCGAACCGCCCTCCAAAAGTTCAACGGTACCGTCGCCGTATGTTTCCGTTCCTCCGGTTCCTCCGGTCTGTTTTGCCAATTGCGCCGCCTTGATTTTAGACGCTGCAAAACTCGCCCACATTACGGCAATTGCAGGTATTGCAAACGGGAAACCTAATTGCGACCATATCAACGCCGTTGCTGTTACCATGTTTCCGATTTGCTGCAATGTTTGTATTGCTGCCTGCTGTTTTTGCGCTTTCTGTTGTTCTTTCAACGCTTTTTCTTGGTTTTTCTTTGCCAAATCCAACTCCTTTTGCGCTTGTACAACATTATTGGCGTACCCGTTTGCCCTTGCTTCCAATTCTGCATCCAACGCCGATTGTGCGGCGGAAACCTCTTTATCCGCTTGCTCAACGGCTGCATCTGCTGCGGCAACACGTGCCGCCGTGAATGTATTTAACGCATCCAATGCGTATTGCATAGACGTATTAATTGCCTCTTTTTGGTCGTCGTCCAAATTAAGCCCAAACAAACCGTAAATATCTGTTCCTCGTTCCTCCCCTTTGGATTGCTCAATTTCTTGGTCTATTTTTTTAATAGTGTTTTGAATTGTTTGTACCTCAACATCAGACAATTTATTGGCGGCTTGCTGATTTAATTCTAAAACCTTTTGCAAACGTTCCTTTTCTGCTTGCAAACGGAATTGAGTTTTCCGGGCTTCTGAATTTCTCAACAAATCAAACTCCGATTGTGCCAACGCTTGTTGTTGGTCGAATATCTGTAATTGCGCTTGCAAATATTCGTCCGCAATTCCGGCTCCCTTTGCGTCAAAACTTGCATTAATCGCCCCGGCGTCTTGCTGTTGCCCGGTCGGTTTCTGTTGGTTCTGTAATAATGCGGTTTGTCTTTCGTTTTCCAACAACTGCATCCGCAATTGTCTTTCCTGCTCGCTTCCCTTTTTGACTGCTTGCAAACGTAATTCAATGCTTTCTTTCTGCAACGCCAATTCCTGCAATTGTCGGTCTTGTTCGATTTTCAATAATGCCTCGGTTTGTTGCTGTTCCAACGCCGTAATTGTGGCGTTTATCGCTTGGCGTCCGGTTTCGTTCAAATCCTTTTCGGTCTGCAATTGGTGTTGTAAATCCTCAATTTGGCGGGAATACTGATATTGCGTTTGTTGGCGACGCTTTGCCCATTCGTCTGTTTCCAACTGCAATTGTGCATCCTGCAATTTTCGGGTTGCTTCCAAATTCTTTTTGTATGCCGCCTCAATTTGTTTTGCTTGCTGTTCTGCTGCCTTTTCCGCATCGCTTTTACCCCTTGGCGTTACGGTTGGGTTCTGTGTCGTTACGGGCTTATTGTCTGTTTGTGGCGTCGGGGTATCTCCAACAGAAACCGGGATTGTTAACGGTTTTATTTTCTTTTGCATACCATCCAAACCCTCTTGGAAATTTTCTGTTATGTCTTTAACTTGGGCTTTAACCAAATTTCCGTACGCTGCTGCATAATCTGCCAATCCTTTTTTTACTTCGTCAAAATCTAACGTAAACGCCCCCTTTAATGCGGTTCCGGTTGCTTTGACTATATCAATAAAGAATCCAAACAAATTTCCCAACGTATCAAATGTTGTTTTGAATCCGGCAACAATCCCATTCCAAATTGCACGTATCAAAACACTTTCATTGTATAACTCAATCAAGTAATTGACAACATCAATAACCCCTTTTATTATCGCCGTCAATCCTTGGTTAACAAAAACTTTTGCCTGCGTTGTCAACGTTTCAAAATTCCATCCGGTTGCGTCAAACAACCCGGATAATGCGTTTTGCAACTCAATTTGGCTTTGCAATTGTTCCTCCTGCAATTGCGCCAAAACTCCGGCTTTCCCTTTTACTTCATCCATGTTTGTTGAAATATCTTTCAACGTGCGCAAATACTGCAATCCGGCGTCCTCTCCGGGATCCCCGAATATATCTGCAATTGCAGCCCCGACCGTTGCCGCATTATCCGGCAATTCTGCCAATTTTGCGGAAACGGCTTGTATAACATCGAACGTTGTTTTGGTTCCGGTCTGCAAATCTTTTTGAACTTGTTCCGACGAAATACCGATACCGTCCAAAGCCGCCGCCGTCGCCGTCGTCATTTCACGCAAACGCAAATTTGCCTCCTTAATTGCGTCAACGCCTTTGTCTGAAAAGATACCCATTTTGTTTGTTTGGGTAACAATTGCAACAAATTGGTCTGCTGATATTCCCGCCTCTTTGAAATATGCCGGGTATTCTTTCAACGTGTCTAAAAATTCCCCGTTCGCATCGCCTCCGGCTAAAAACCCATCCTTAACCAATTGCAATGCCTCATTTGCAGAAATACCAAATTGTTTTGATAATGCATTTGTTGCAATCAATGTTTCCCGGAAATCTGCGTTGAATGAATCGGCGACGGCTTGCACCTCATTTCTAAACGCTTTCAAATCATCGCCACTTTTCCCGGTAAATTGTTGCGTCAATCTCGTTGCCTCAACTAACCCGGCGTTATAATCGTACCACCATTTAAACGCCGCACCCGCCGCCGCAATTCCGGCAATCGCCAAAAAAACCGGGTTTGAAAGTAATCCCAACAAAGTTTTTCCCAATGCTTTTGCCCCGTCGCCAATAGCTGTAAAAACGGCTTTACTTTCAGCCCCGCCACGTCCTAACGCCAAAAGACTTTCGCCAAATGCGCTATTTAAACCTAACGTTTCTTTTAATTTGTCGCCATACGCAATAATTGCGTCGGACGCCTCCGTATAATTTCCGACGTTCAATTGAAATTTCCCGGTTGCTTCCTGCAAACGTTTCATTTCTTCGTATATTTCTTTGGTTTGTGCAACCAATTTTCGCCCCTCCTCGGTGTTTTCCCGTTCGGCTTTAGTCATGTTGTTTAAATAAATCTTATTCAATGAATATTGCGCCGATAAACGGTTATAACTACCCTCGGCGGATTGATTTATTTTCACAATCAGTTTATTAATTTGGTTCGCTTCCTGCTGTGCCAATTTTAACTCGGCTAACTTTTTGGCGTTCTCGCTTTCTGCAAACGCCAAATCACGTTGCGCACGTGCCAAACGTTCCGCATCGTCTGCGGCTTTTTTGGTTGTCTTTCGCCCGTCCTCCGTTGCGCCGGAAACCTTTTTCAGAATCTCCGCCAATTGTATTGCTTCGGCTTTGATATTTTTCAGCGCATTTGTATATGTGTCCGAAAGTTCATCCAATTGTTTTATCAAATCTGTAATCGAATTATCCGGGCTTATTAAATCCGAATATTTGATTGGGTTGTTATTATCTGCCATACGCCGATTATTAAGTTATTTACGGGAAATTCCCCGTCTGTTGCATTTTCTTTTCTCAAACGTGTAATTTATCGCCTAAAAATAAAAACGCCGGAAATCGCCTTATTTTACCTTTTTTTGCTTGTTTGCTTTTTTGGCTTGTTCCTTGATATACTCAAATGCGTTGTAATATTCCAAAACGGTAAATTTCTTTGGGTCAACATGCAAATTTTGGGACAATATCAAACACATATTTTCAAATTGTCTGTCATGCCTAATTTCCACGCTTTCCGACCCGGTAAACGTCTGCGGGTTGAAATAGGTTATCAACTCCGCCGTAATGTCGTCAATCTCTTTTGCGTCCGCCTCGGTTGCCCGACCGTCTATTATTGTGCGTAATACAACAATCGTTCTTTGTTTCAATTTATCGTAATACTCTTTCAATGTCGCATCATCGAACAACCGGGGAAAATACAAACGCAATTCATCGTCTATTTTTTTTTTAACCGCTTCCAAATGGGCGGTTATCTCTGAATTTGCAACGTCTTTAAAAAGACTCATTGTTTGTTGCAATCCATCATCTGACAAATCATTTCGGGGTTTACCATTTATTGATTTAACCAACACGGCAAAAGCCAAATGCCGGGGGGAAACCTCGGATTGAATGAAATATATGTTTTGGCGCATATTTTCCAACTCAACGGTTGCCATGTTTGGCGTTGGGCTGTTCAAATAACGTATTACCTTTTCAATATGTCGGTCAAAATCCGATAAATCAGAACCAACCCCGGCGTCAACCAAAAGCATTTTGTTATACTTGTGGAAACGCAACATCGGCAATTCGTCTATACTATCATACAATACAACATTATGTTTATTTATAATACATTCTTTCATATTATGCCCTCCTAAAACTATATCCTTTTGCGGTTTTCCTTTCCCCTTTTAAGCATTTACATATATTTTGGTGTGATATACCCAACTTCATACCAGCGATATTTATACTTTCAAATATTTGTATATTATCACCTTTTTTGCATATTATACGACAACTTCTCCCATGTCCTTTTCCACTTTCACAATATCTATAATCTCTTATTTTACAACGCCCTAAACTATCTGAATATTTAATATTTTCAGATTGCATACACCATTCTAAATTATCAACGTTGTTATTAAGCGGGTTACAATCAATATGATTAACATTAGGCTTTAATTCAGAGTTAATAAGGAAATGCATTGCTACAAGTCTATGAATATAACACCACCGCTTACCATTAGCGTTGTATAATGCTACCGACAAATAACCCTTATTTGTTATTTTAGGTTTTAATATTCTACCTGTTTTATTTTTTACATTACCCATATTGCTAATATAATATGGGTAATCCTTAATTTTTACATATTCTTCATTCATAGCAAAACACGTGTTATCATTGTACTACAAAAGGGAACGCCCAAAAATGAGAGGTTCCCGGTAAATATCAACGCAAAGAAACAAATCAAAACGCACGTCCACCACGACAAACAGAAATCGCAATTAAACATCTTTGAAAAGAAATCGTTCCCGTGAATCTGTACCCATTCAATGACGCCCCATTTGCGTAATAACGTCAGCACAAAAGCCGCTATTAATGCGACAACAATAATGTTATAAATAAAATGTTCCATATCCTACAATTTACATGTTTCTCCAATACTCAATTCGCCCTCAAACCGGAATCCGCCGAACGGGTGCATTAAAAATTGGTTTTCTATTTCATCCAACGAAAAGCCCCGGTAAATGTTTTCCGCCAATTCGTACACTTTGTTTATTCTGTAACTTCCATTTCGCACCAAAAAACCGCCGTTCAAAACGTCCAATATTTGCCGCTTCAAATCCTCTTTGTTGCGTGTGCTTGCATCGTTGTATATCTTTCTGTAATCAAACCAAAAGATAATCGAAAACGCCGTTTTTATGCCAATATCAACTCCGGGTTCCCAACTGATATTTTGCGGGTCGTCAACCCAAAAGAAACAGAAATTACCAATACCCGCATCGGGGCAAACTTCCATATATTCGTTTTTCCCGGAATACACGTTTGGCGTATAATAGCGTTTTTGGTTTGCGTTCATTTTAACAAGTCTTTCCGCCCTGCCAAACGCATAATCCAACCACGGCAAATTATCAACCAATCCGTTTTGAATGTTCCCAATAATCCGGTCTAACAATTCCGGGTTGTCAACAACCGGGGCTTTTACCTTATTTGCCATAAATTTGTTTTTTTGCTTCGTCCATTAAATCCGGATATATATATTGCCATATCAGTATTGCAATATTTTCGTCCGTCAATCCTAATATCTGACGCCCGTATTTCTTTATTAAATCCTCTGTCTTAAAATCGGACGCCTTAATTTCAAATTGCTTGTCGCCAACTTCCAAAAAAAAGCTACTTTCAAAATCTCCCTCATCCCTTAACGTAACCCGGTTTGTCGGCTGTCCCTTTGCCTCTTTAATTGCGATTGTTACGGGGCTATATGGTGCATAATCCGAAATTTCGACGCCCAAACGGTTAATACCTTGTTCAAACAATTGTTCCTCGGCGTTCAAATCAACTATATATGACTCATTGTCCCATATAATGTTTTGTATTATCCGCCCGGACGTCAAAGCCTCGTTGAAATCCGCAACCCTTTTTCGTAAATCGGTTATCTTTTTCATAAATACAATTTTTACATGAAATTATATACAATTTTCCCTTTGAATTATATAATTACACGGTTCTGTATTTTACGCCTCTGTTGTTACAACTTAAACAAATGCGGTCTAATCCCTGCGTATCAATCCGCAATGCCTCATACGCCTTTTTTAAATCATACCCCAACCCGCCGGGTCTAACGCCGGACGTGTTCCCGTCCAACTCATACAAAATGTCTGTACGGCTTGCGTTTGACTGATTGCGGTTTACCCTTACGTTGGGGTTCATTGCTAACGTACGCAACGCAATTGCGGCAACTTGCCGTTGTATCACGGTTTGGAAAATAGCCCTTTGAGAAATAACAAAATCGGTTAAATCGCATCCAATTGTAATTTCGCAATTCAACCCGTAATTCTGTGTTCTTGTGTATAAGGTTTGCGCAATGTCCCATAATTCCGGATATTCTGCGAACGTTTCCGGCGCATGGTACATAAACGGCGTTACTTGCAAATACTTTGTCAATTCTCGCCAAACCTCAACGGAACCAATGTTGCACGTTCCGCACGGCTCCCGGCTCCAATCCTTTGATACGTTAATTGCTTCCATTCCGGCGGGTAATTCGTCTTGATTGTAGCAAAGGAACCACGCCCCCCCGGCGTTGTTCTTGTCGCTTATATACGGCAAATAACAATCAGTTAACGGGAACCACTGAAAACCGCCATTTGTAACGGTAAAATTCAAATCAAAAGTCTTTATTGGGTCTATCTGCGACGAATGAAACAAATACATTCTAACAACCCCGGTTCCCCCGGTCATTTGCAAACCTATCTTTTCAATTTTCGCCGTCACTCCCATTGCACGAACCGGGACAATTTCAAAGCCAACCAATTTATGATTATTTTGCAGGGTTGCCCGTATGCGTCCGGCACCATCAAAAAACGTTCTGCGTTCTAACAAATTGCGTGTTTCTTTATCCAACTGCTTAATTTGGGTAAATGTCTGAATTGCGGTTGCAATCCCGTTGCGTGTCATTCTTTCCAAAAAGTCCGAAAGAATGTTGTATTTGCTCCAAAACAAAGAATCTTCCGTTGGTTCCTCTCCTACGTTATCCGCTTTCGCTTTCCAAAACAATTTGTTCCCGTTTGTATCATTACCATACTGCACAACCTTGTTTTGTTTCCATTGCGTCAGCGCATCCCATACGGGGTATTGTATTCCCCAATCATCCGGCATAATCGCCTCCATACTATCCAACGTCAAAAGCGGGTGCGCACCTTGAAAATACAACCCACTTTCCGTCTGCGTTAAATTGTCGTCTATCGCCTTTGCCGGGTCGTATGATTGCTCCCACCCGCACACATTTTTTAACGCTTCGCATATTTCATTTATTCTTATCATAAAAACGCCCATTTATTTCCCATATTAGGAATTAAGATTGCAATAAATAAGGGGGCGGGGATAACCACCCCGTCCCCTCGGTTAAATAATTCGTTATGCTCCGGCGTTATGCGCTCGCACCTCCGGCGGGAAATTCCCCGGCGTTGGTTACATATACAGGCATACCCAAAGGTACATTTTCCGCACGTGCTGCAATCTGCGCTTTGATAATCGGATTTGCAACGGTTGTTGGGTTGCTGTTGTAAGCAATTACAAACGCAACATCTGCGCTAAATCCAAAATATTCTTTCACGTTGCACGTCATATCGGCACTCGCTGCGCCTGCTGTCTGTGACTGGTCGCCAACTGCTGTGTAATAGTGCGAACCAACGGGCAAATCAATGTACGGCAAACGTACAACGTCCCATTCGTGGAAATTCGCACGGGTGCGGTTCAACGCCTCACGGTCAACACGTGTTAAAACGCCAACGTTACCATCCTCTACGGCAAAGAATGTGCCGTTTTTGCTAGCTTCATTTACGACGTTGTTTGTATAATGGAACACTTTATTTTCGTATTCCATACGCTTGTTTACGTCGTTATAAATACCGTGCTGTGCCAATTTTTTAATAAGGCTGTCAATTCCGGCGTTACCTACGACGTGAACCAAACCCGGATAACAATTTGCACGCATAATCGGGTTAATATCGCCCATAATTTCGGTTGCCATCTGCGTTGGAACCTCAATAACGTTTGCAGCGAAATTGTAATTCAACTTGTCTTTCAATACTTGGGTTTTTCCTGCCTCCAACGCTGCAACGGCTGCTTGGTCTAACGAATTTGCAAACGCTCTGCAAACCTTTTCCATTTTGCGGTTGAAATCGTGGTCATACGAAATTTCGTTGTTTATATACAACGTTGGCACCATTGTAAAGCCGACGGAATATGTCGCCCAAACCACGGTATAAAGTGCGGACGTGTTTTCATCGTCCGGGATAACACACGTACGAACGTTGCTAACCGTAACGTCGCCATCGTAATTGATAACCGGAACTTGTACCGTATTTCCGATTGAGGCAAACGCACGTTCACGCAATTTCGGGGACAAAATGGAATTTCCGGCGTTGGTCTGTTCAATGAAAAAATCTAATGCGCCATACTCGCACGGGCGGGTCATATTACGGTCTAACTCCGGGTTTTCTACTCGCCAATTCTGTAATCTTGTTGCAATTAAACTCATAGTCTTTTTATTTTAATTTGTTATTAAATGCGGGTTTACCCATTACCCGGTTATCTCTCCGGCAATTTGTTAATACTATTTTCCTGCCAAACCTTTCTCATATCTTCGTCAAACTCTTTGGAACCTACCGTTTTACCTTGCGCCATCAATTGTTTTGTAATAAGTTCGTACGCCTCTGATTGCGTTTTGGCTCCGCTTACGTCCAATGTAATTCCGCCGCCTCCGGCACCGCCTGCGGGCTTATTTGTGCCGCCTCCTGGCTGTTGTCTTTGCTGCTCCAATACTCCCATCGTTTCCAATTCTTTTGTCAGCAACTCGGCGGGCGTGAATGGGTTCAACTGATTGTTTGGATTGCGCATAATTGCGCCGCTTGCATCTTTGAACGCCAAAACCTTTCCGCCGTTTCCGTCGTCTATATATTCCGGGTTCATGCCTTTTACTTTTTCGCTCGCCTGCGCCAAAATAACCTTTGTTACGCTTTCCGGGAATCCTGCTTTGAATTTAAGCCCGGCGGCGGCTGTCTGCAATGCGTTGTCAATTCTTACTCCGAACAATTCTTTTTCGTGGTTTGCCTTTTCTGCCTCATACTTGGTTGTCAACTCGGTAAACTGCGTTGTCACGTTCTGCAAATCTGCTTTTGCCTGCTTCAATGCTTTCACGGTTTCCGCATCTGCCGCACCATCGGCAATTGCCTTTTCTAAACGGGCTCTTTCCTTGGTCAATGAATCAATCTGCGATTGCAGCCCGGTTGCGCCATCGGCTTTTGTTTTCATTTCCCCCATTACACGTTTTGCGTAATCATACGTTTTTTCGGTTCCATTTTTAGCGATACCGGAAACCGCCAAAATATCGGCATCCAAAGCCCCGTAAATTTCGCCCGTTTTCTTGGCAATAACGCTGTTTTCGTCATTCTGCGATAATGCTGTTATCGCTGTAATCTGTTCGTCAG